ATCTGTTTTCTAGTCAAATTACCACGCCCTGTACCACGATAACCCTCCCCGATAGTAGGTAAATCTTTTCTAGGCAGGTGTACTCCTTCTTCGGCTCTTATCAAACCACCTCTAGCCATAGGAGCAACACCCATGCCAGCTTGAGGAGGTGCTGCTGACATTGGCATTTGTTGGGGTGGTGGCATTTGTTGAGTTGGTGGTGGAGACATGGGCATCTGTTGTTGCATAGACCCCAAACCGCCACCACCGAATTCAGCTACATCTTCTTCGTATACAGTCGTGGCAGGAGTTTCCTTTCTCGCATTGGCACTGGCTCTATAATTTTTACGTTTTTCTATTTGGGTATGAATCAAGAACAGAGGCATTCTTCCCGTAGGAGTTTGTGCCTCTTCCAGAAGCTTTTGATCGCTCCAATATTCCAGTTCCTTTTCGTCTTGTACGATACTCATTAACCCATTCCCTGTAATGATTTATAAAGTCCGAGACCACCAAGTCCCAGTCCTGCTAAAGTCTGGAATGCTCCTGGTCTTTGAGTGTAACTCTGTACTGTCTGATTAGCCTGTGGTGATAAACCACGCAACATTTCGTTGTACCACTCAATTTGCTGTTTAGGAAAATCCCTCTGTTGGAGAAAATCTGAATAAGAAATATCCATTTGCTCCTGTTCCATACCTCTTCTGGTCATACCTACTCCTTGCAGAGCAGCCAGTCTTTGCATTTGTGATTGTTCGGCTTGTTGTGACATACCAGCCATTCCTTGAAGTGCTTGTTGTCTTAACGCTCTGCTTCGTTGATCAGCACCCAGACCTTCAAGACCTAATTCAGCTTTAGCCAAACGAGCTTGTCGATCTTGTATGAAACGACCATAGGCATCTTCATAACCAGCCGCTTGTCCTCTAGCCTGTATATCTCCTAATTGTTGAGATAATTGTCTGCTCATACCCAACTCTTGTTGTCCGTGTCTATAACCGCCAAATGCACCTGCTTGTCCAGCTCTAGTTTGCATTTGTTGTAATTGCATTGCGGCATCACGACCCGCTTCACGTTTCTGTACATCCACGACATTTTGCGTGTAAGGAGACATATATTTAGCTGCTATATCTGAAGTAAATTCTCCTGGATCAAAACCCTCTGCAATACCCATACCATATGGGGATGTTCTTCTGCCCTCTTCAGCGTAACCTGCAGTGGCATATTGTTCCTGTGCACTGGGACCACCTGCTCCGTAGCCACCCATTCTATTCAGTGCTACCTGTTCTTCAGGGGTAAATCCTGCTAAACGCTGACCTGAATACGGGGTATATCCCCCTAAACTTTCCATTTGGGCACGATTTGCCATCGATTCAGCATACGGCTGAAAATACTTTGGTAATGTTGTTGTGTAACTGGTGGTAGTCCCTTTTTGGGTTACATCGCTTCCGCCTCTACTCATAATTAAACCTCTTTTCAAATACTGTATAAGACCTGTCGAAACCTTTTTCTTTTAGCCAGTGCCAGAATCCTGCACGACCAATGGCTTCAATCCCGATACATCCGTTATCTTTCGCCCAATCTTCCATCTTTTCTATACCCTCCCATACCCAACTTTCCATATTCTCTCCGCCAATAAATTCTATGGAAAGCATTCTGGTATTTGGATAATCTATAAATGAAGTCGTTGCACAACCAATCATATGAAAAGGCTCTGGCTCATAGCATATCCACAAATGTTGTTGGCTGTTGTAAATCTTTTGTCGTAAATTCTCTAGTGTCCACCTGCCATGAGAACGTATGGTGGCTCGTTTTAAATGTCGGGAACAGTCTTCCCAACACGAATCCACAGCTTCTGGAGGCACAATGGAAATCTCAAAATAGTCTGGAACCTTATCAGAATAAGTAATATTTCTAGAAATATTTTCTCTTAACATTATATTTTACCTCCTTTCCACGCTAGATATTGATCCATAGAAGGCGGTTGTTCCTCTTGTCCGTATTTAAACTGACGCATCTCATCCACCGATGGAAGAGGTTCTGCACCATGCATAATACGCTCTGCTCCTGCATCGGTATTGCCGTCACCTGCCATTGCTACATAATCTGCAGGTAATACGACTTCTCCTGGAGAAGCAGCTAATTGATTACCCGTATTGCCTATAGGTCCCATCATCGTGTCATCCATACCACCACCTGCTCCTTGCAATAAACCTTGAGTTTGTACGGGTCCACCTGCTGCTCCCTCTAATACTTGTTGTCTAAAGACTTCAAAAGCTTCGGGACCAAACATTATAATAAAAGCCTGTATAGCAGCGTCAGGATCAGGATGCTCACCTAAAATTGCAGCTTGTGCTTCCATTATTATTTGATCTTCATTTGGCTGTCCTTGTGGCTGTCCCTGTGGTAAAGCCATTCCTGCTTGGGCACGATAGGTATCTTCCATGACATACCTACGCATAGGGTCATCTTCATCTTCGAAGTCAATAATATTCATATTACCGAATCTAGCTAAATTACCCCCACCAACTTTTCTGGCTTTTATTTGACCTCCAGCAGTAAACTCATCAACATCATCGTCATCACCTGGCTCCGTATCATCATCATCAGGATCAATGATCCCATCATCTGGGTCTTGATACCCAGGAGCTATATATTCAAAACTAGGAGGATTAGACCAAGGGAAATAATTCCACTCAGGATCGACACCGCCTGTGTGACCTAACGGAGCTGGTAAAGTTGATAAATACCTGTCTTGAGTCGAGGAAAACTTAAGTTCAGGAAAATTTTCTCCGTATTCAGGCATACCAACAGGTATTCCTGTACGCCCTTCCAATCCACGCTCAGACACATCATCCAGATAAGGTAAAAATTCATCAACAGTCATACCTGCTCGCTGTGCTGCAGGTCCATAAGTTTGAGCTAAATCTTCTGGAGTGTAACCCTGTCCAAGGTAACCCTCATAATCATATTGTGAGTCTGCAGGAGCAAGTGGTGGGAACTTCGGTGCTGGAGTACCATCTGGATATCTTAAACCTTGGTCTATCTGCATTTGCCAAATAGAGTCCCGTATAGTAATTTCACGATCACGATCTATATCATAATCTTCTCTGTATTCTCCTTCATATGCCGCTATATCTTTAGCTAATTGAGATGCTTCAGCAGAAGGTGGTTGTCCCCCCTGATCAGGCATAAAACCAATCGTTTCTAAATAGCTTTGATACTGCTCTGGACTCATGCCCGCAGCATAAGCTCTAGCATCAGAACCTCTTTCGGTTAAGTCTGATGCACCAACATCAGTGCTTTCAGCACGAACATAAGTTGGAGTACCATCTGCATTCCACAGACCTGAAGCAAGAGCAGCATCTAAAGTGGGATAACCTTTACTTCTCCACCAATCTCCTGCAGAATCAATAAGAGTACCATCTGCATTATATAAACCTGTAGCAAGAGCAAGTTCTAAAGTGTCATAACCTGCATCTATCCACCATTCTCCTGTATCTGAAACTATAAGAGTACCATCTGGATTATATAAACCTGTAGCCATAGCTTCATCATAAGAACCATAATCAGCTTCCCACCATTCTCCTGTATCTGAAACTATAAGAGTACCATCTGGATTATATAAACCTGTATCCATAGCTTCATCATAAGAATCATAACCTGCATCTATCCACCAATCTACGGGTGGTGTACTTGGAATAGGATTACCTTCTCCATCGTATACTATCTCTCCATCCTCAGTTACCCAATCTCCAGAAGCTATTGCATCTGCTAAAGAAGCATAATCTTCTTCCCACCATTCTGGAGCTCCTGTGTCGTAAATATCCGACCCCTCAAGGTCTGTAGGGTCTATAGGGAGATAAGTTTGTGCTTCTTCGTCCCATTCAAATCGACCTGAAGCTAAAGCTTCGGCTTCAGTAGCATAAGGATTACCATCTGCATCATTATAAGCAGTCCACCAACCTCCTGTATCTGAAACTATAAGAGTACCATCTTCATTATATAAACCTGTATCAAGAGCTTCTTGTAAAGAACCATAATCATCTTCCCACCATTCTTTTGTATCTGAAGCTATAAGAGTACCATCTGCATTATATAAACCTGTATCAAGAGCTTCTTGTAAAGAACCATAATCATCTTCCCACCATTCTTTTGTAGGATCAATTGAATTACCATATTCATCCCATAAACCAGTATCAACAGCCTCTTGTAAAGTATTAAAACCTTCAGTTACCCACCAATCTTCTGTAGTACCTTCAGGCATTGGAACAGGATCACCCTCTTCATCAAATACTATATCTCCATCCTCATCGAGTAACCAATCTCCAGAATCAATAGCAGCTTGTAAAGAAGCATAATTGTAATCAGTTTCCCACCATTGTGGTGTTGTTGTTACAGGAGGCTCATCTGGTAAATCATCTTCGTCATCTATAGTCTCTTGTGGTTCATCAGGATCAAATGGATCGTCTACATCAATATAAAAATCTTTAATTTGATTACCATCTTTATCCCAATAACCAGAAGCAACAGCAAGTTCTAAAGAGTCATAACCTTTGATTGTCCACCAATCTTCTGTAGTATCTGGTTCAGTTTTTTTATCGCCTTCGCCTTCGCCTTCACCTTCGCCTTCGCCTTCACCTTCACCTTCACCTTCACCTTCACCTTCGCCTTCACCTTCGTCATCCAAATTCTGGTCATATTCTTCAAAATAGTCCCAGTCCTGCAAGGCTATATTGTAAACAAAACCATCTGCTAATTGTGATTCTGAAAAAGCATCTGTAGGTTTCCATTGTTGAATAGTTGGATTCCACCACCAATCGTCATCGAAATATTCCCAACCAACGTCTACGCTTAGTATAGGATTACCCTCTGCATCGTATACTATCTTTCCATTCTCAGTTACATAATTACCAGAATATGTAGCTTCTTTTTCCGAATCATAACCTTCAGTTATCCACCAATCTTCATCACCTTCTGTTACAACAAATTCATCTTCTTCGTCTTCTTCTTCTTCTTCACCATAACCTCCCAATCCTCCTGGTAATCCTCCAAAACCTCCCTGTGCCCGTATTACTCCGCCTTGTGCTCCGTAACGAGGTTGATAATAAGCACTGCTGGGCGGTGGTCTCTCTTGTGCTCCATATAAAAGGTTTGCATATTTCTCTTTTTCCTCTCTTTCCTCTTCTTCTCTTGCAGCAGCCTGTGCATCCATGAAATATTCATCTTCTAAACCAACTCCACCTAAGGTAAGCGGAAGCATGACATCGTATTCCATACCTGCTGCAAGTACATTTTTAGGTGATGCATTTTCGAAAGCCCTACTTGTAAGAGACTGTTGATCGAAATAATCCTTCATAAAAGGACCAGTTTTTGTTGCTGCACCTGTTACTGGATCGTTTCCCGTTAATACATTTTGCCTGATACTTGTACCTCCGAAACCACCCGTTTTGGGATCGAATCCTTTGTAGGCTTTTTCATAGCCTCTAGCACCCACTCCTCTAAGCTGCCCTAGACCTCCTGCTCCTCCTTCTAAACTCGAAACTGGGTCTAAACCAGCTAACCGAGCACCATAAGCCTCCAATCCTGTAATATCCTGTAAGTTTGCCGCTTCCCTTTTTAAACCTGGGTATAAATCTACTCCTGGTGGTTGTACATAGGGAGAAGTTACTCCCCTAAGTTGATCTAGACTCGGTCCTTCTATGGGCAAGCCTGTAACATTACTAGTTTGAGTAACTAATTCTGGCGGTAATGTCCAATTCGTTCCTGTTTGGTTTAAATAGTCAAGCATCCTCTTTCCACCTGCTTGGGCACCTACTTGTTCTCTTAATGGATCAGCAATTCTTTCTGTCTGAGCTACCAACGCAGATTCAGTCCCTGCTAACTTATTCATCATAGTACCTGCAGCCATTCCTGTTAGGGCACCATACATTCCTTTTTCTATATCACCGCTTTCTGCCCAAGTAGCCAAACCGCTACCGATTGCACTGGCTGTAGCTGCAGTTAGTCCAGCGTAACCTGCTGTTGCTGCTGCTCCTGCTGTTGCTGCTGTTGCTGCTGTTGCTCCCGCACCTGTTAAAAGAGTACCACCCAACCAAGACCCCAATAAAGGTGCCAAGAATGGTAGGAATGCTTCAGGTTGACCTGTTTGCGGGTTTGTCGTTAGTCCTGTTCCCGACATAGCTGCCAAGCCCTGTACTTCCTGAGGATTCATGTGAACCAACATAGAATCGCCATAACGACCTTGATTGGCTACGTTTTGTACTTGTCTTTCTAGGTCTCTTGGTGGAATGTCTATCTGTCCACCATGTGCTAGTTTTATGTTCATAATTCCTCCTTCTCCTTGAGGTGGTCCAAAATGTGTAGCAATATTTCTCATTTGACCATACCCAAAACCACTTTTAGGTATAGATGCTAAATAAGACTTCAATCTTGCTATTCCTTGCAAACGAGTTCTGTTATTATAATTATATTGATCTTTTACTGTTACTTGACCTGTTGCTGGATCAACGTGACCACTAGCCTGACCTAAAGTTCCTTTAATACCAAAACGAGGATCACGCAAATCCTTTATCATATTTCTAAATCCAGACTCCTCAACATCACCATATTCACTACGAGTACCATAATCTTTGTACTCAATTACATTAGAAGCCACTCCTGATGCTTCTTTTTCTGCTAACCTTTCTGGTGTTTGGCTATTATCCCAAGCATCTCTTAAAGCTGCCATTTCAGCCTTTGGGATATCTTTTTCAGTCTTTCCCTTGTAAGGATTTAAAAATTGCCTCACGGCTGTAGGAATATTTAATTTTGATAAAAAAGTTTTATCATCTACTTTCTTTTTGGATGGTTTTGAAACTTTCTTCTTAGGTGGAGGTTTCTTCTTAACAGTTTCTTTTACTTCTATTTTTTCTGAAACTTTTTCCTTTCCAACACCTGGGATAGTTAAGGTTCTTCCCGCATAAATCTTATCAACGTCTTCAATCTTGTTTGCTTTGGTAATAATAGCATTCATAGAAACGCCCATATCTTGGGCTATCTGACTTAAAGTATCTCCCTTTTTGATTTTATATTTCATTAGTCGTTAGTTGTCTCCACTCCAAACACATTAAAACTCATATCTACCGCACTGGCATAAACCTTTAAAACATCCGTTTGGTTTAAGGTAATGCCTATTACTATTGCTAAAGAATCATTGGCAGCAACTGATTTATCGTAATATAAGTACTGTTTATCATCGGCACCAGCACCAGCCACATGCACACTTAATCTAAAAGTAATAGCGGAACCTGTTCTGTTTGCTGCCACAATAGAACTTATCGTAGTTACTGTCGCACTGGGCACAGTATATAAGGTTGTTACAGTCGTAGCAGCAGTGTCTACTTGACCCAAAACCTTTAGTACATCAGCCACCTTTAGTTCCCATTAAAAGAAATTGATGCCTTCTGAATGCCAGAGAAGAAAACTTTGTTTTCATTTTCTCTATCTGCATGGTGTCATTATTCATCTCAGTATGTATCTGAGTGAGTGTTTGCCTGAATAAACTCTCATCTCCCTGATTGTATTCAGGAGGGGGTAAATTTAATGTTCTTGATCCTCTTCCTGCCATTATCTTTTTCCGTCTGGTCTTAATCCAAAACGCATATCGCCAAGTCTCCATCCCATATCTATATTGGAACTTTCTATTCTTACGACAGTTTGTCTTGCTCTGCCTCTAATAAAAGCCTGTTGGGTTGAATTAGTTATGGTTGATGTAGACATAGTAGATAGAGAATCAAAAGGATAATTCCTGCCTTTTATCGAAATATCAACTTCTTGAATGCCCGTTCCTGAAAAAGCTAAGTCGGGTATTATTTTATCAATGAATATAAATCGATCTCCAATATCATCTAAATCAATATCTCCCGATTCTATATAAGCGGTCATAGCAGAACCATCATCGTTTTTCGTAGTCTCATGATTATATAGATATTTAACTGTCTTACCTGCTGCAATGGGTACATTTCTTGTTGGAGCTTCACTCCAAGCCGTTCTTATCATTGAACCAACTGACCACAAATTTTCTTTATAGTTATAAATAACGTAACGATCTATCTCATCAGATGAAGAAGATGGATAAAACCACCACACTTCTGAAAAATCTGAATTTGCTCCACCGAAAACTTTATAAGCTTGATTTAGATTTATATCGCTAAATATATAGTCCAAAACAGTGCAATCTAAAATATGATGTGCACCATCGTAGTACCAAAAATTACCACGATCCATCCAAAATATACGACTGGCTTCATTAACAGCAGCATTTGGTCCTATAAGGGAGGGACCTTCAGTTATCTGCCTAAAAGAAAATACAAAATCTCCACCTGTATACTGCATCGAATGCATTCCTGCATCTGTCCATAGTAATATTTCGCCTCTGGCTTTTGCCGCACCTACTATTTTTGATCCAGAACTAATTCTTTGCCCACCCGCACTATTAATAGCTGTAGGAGTCCAATCCACTGCACTACTAGCAGTTGACCATCTAATAAGCATTTGATCTTGCTCACCAGACGCAACTGGATTAACACCAAAAGCAATAACATGACGAGCTTCTTCTGAAACCATAATTTGATTAACCAAAGTAGGTGCATCACTGGCACCACCAACAGCACTTAAAGCAATTGCTCTTCCTATAGGAAGAGTACTAGAATCCCAATAAAAAACCCCTCCTGAAGCATTATCTGACCTCGGTGCTAGTATTAAATCCTCACCATAGTTATCATGTGTCCAAAGTCTTAAATTAGTAGAAGGAACAGAAATAGTAACACTACTACCCCAAGTTGATCTACTCCACGTTCCTGCACCCCAAGCCGTACCAGCAACATAAGTATCCAAACCTGTATTTAGTTGATAAGTACCCACAATACTACCACCACCATTGCCCGTATCACTACTATTAGCAGTTACTTCTTCTCCATCAGTATCTTTGGCAGTTATGGTATAAGAATTTGCATTGACTACTAAAAGTATTTGATACTCTTGATTGAGCACAGTAGCAGTAATAAGACCACCTAAAGTAGCCGCACCACTAAAAGTAACAAAATCTCCTGTTAGAGCTCCGTGTCCAGTATCAGTAGCTGTTATAGTAGAAGAATCAGTAGTAGCGGAAAAGGTAACATCTCCTGCGGAAGTTGTTTCTCGTATAGGAGTTATATCGTTATAAGAACCTCCTAATTCTATGTAATACTTTAAATTGGTTCCCACAGCCATATAATCAGTTCCTACTAAATCCTGCCAATTATGAAGTCCCCTACAGGACCCTAAGAAAGTATCATCTGAAAGCCTTCGCCAACCACCTAACTTTTCAGGTTTGCCACCCCTGAATCTCATCTTGTCCGAATCATACCAAGCGTTATTGTCGGAATACTGAGTACCTTCCTTATAAACGCCTGGATTAAATTTAAACTTGGTTAATGGCATTATGCTTTCCTTCCCCCACTTCGTTTCTTGTTGTTGCTTCTGTTTTTACCGCTTGCAACAACTTTTAAATTGCTTGGTGTATTATTGCGTGGATTGCCGTCTTTATGGTGTACATCCTCACCTTTCTTTATCTTTCCTGCCTTTTTCATTGCATAATTGGCTTGATTACGACCCATTCTATTCTTGACCTGTTCAGGCTTACTATGAAAATCTTTGTATTCCTTGTCGTAATCCCTAGTTCTTTTATGCGTCATGTAACATCCTATCTCTAAGTCTTTTTGCTCGATCTCCTACTTGCGTAGCCCACTTTGAATCCATCATCTCTTCAGCAGCACGTTCCCAATCAGAAACTTGCATAGCATAAATAAATTTTTTAAACTTACTGAAACGTGGGTGACCAAGATTAAAACACATATTGGCTACTACTCTTTGTCGATTATCATCAAGTTTTCGCCACCAAGGTTCTTTCATATCCAATTCTCGACAAACAATTTCTATATCATTATCTAAGCATTCCCTGATTCTGTCCTCAGAAATAGGAGTGCCTACTGGCTTTCCGTATTCTTCATCTTTTTTAGTTATTAAATGTCCTACTCCTAAAGTCTCATAACCAAGATGATCTAGATAGATTTCATATTCAAATCCTTCATCACCAATAAGCTCCTTCATTAACTGATCTTTATCCATCGTCTTCTTCCTCGTCATCAAGACTTCTATAATATTCAACAATCGCCAAAATATCTCTCGTATAACGTCTAATTTCTGCCATATTATTACTAATATTTTCATAGTCTTTGGTAGTCAATGCGTAATAGGCTTGTCTGGGTGCCTTTCCTTCTTCAATCAGTTGCAGGTATTCTCTCATTATATCGGGTGTCAATATCTCCCAATCAAAATGAACCATCTGCATTTCCATAGGTAGTGGCGGATGAAACATAGGCGGTCTTTCTTCTATATTTACTACCTCAATAGGCTTTGTTTTAGCTCCACCAAACTGAAACATAGAACAGGCACTTAAAGTTAGTAGAGTAAAAGATATAAATAGAATTCTAATTACTTTCATTTACTTACTTACGTTTTCGCCATCTTTTTTTTTACCCTTACCTTCAGGTTCTTCAGGTTTGTCATCAAATTGACTAGGGTCTGTAAGTTCTATTAGACCATCAAAAACACGCTTGGTGGCTCTATTAACTTTACTTTCCAGTAGTTTAGGCTTTGCCATCGCCAATGCGTCTAAGTCATGGCGAGCAAACGTCTGCTTGAGGGCATTAACCTCACGCATATTCTCTTGGTTCTTTTTGGTCAGACTATCTATTTGGGCGTAGGTCTTTTGTTGTTGTGCTAAATTCTTTTTAATCTGCTCATTCTGTCTCTGTACTTCACCCTCAAGAACAATGGCATTTCCCTTTAAAATAGCAATTTCATCATTCAGGTTGCCAATCAATACATAAGAACCACTTACTACCAGTAATAATGCTATGCCTAAACCTATTGATAATTTCATTTATGCTCCTTAAAACCTTCCCCTGCCAATTTAGAGCAGGAGCAGACTGACTCCAGACCAACAGGGGTCGGCTAGTTTGCTAATGGATTCTTGTTTTCTTCTAATTTCCCAATATCTATAATAATTCTTTCTACATCATTTGTTAGACTAGCGATTGATGCTTTCATATCAGAAATTTTATCGCTGTTATCAGGTATTTTTATACTGTCTATTTGTTTTTCTAAGTATTCAACAGAAGTTTCTATACCAGCAAATCTCTCTTCAATAACTTGTTGGGCATCTTCTGTTTCACCTAACCCACCTATTTTCCTTTCTAAGTTCTCAAGCCTATTAACGTAACCTGCTCCTGCATAACCGAACCCTGCTAATGTACTTACAATAGTAACTAAAGCTATTACTTGCCCTCCTTTTGACTTAAACCATTCCATATTAATTTCCTCTATAAATTGGGTTGTTGATTAATTAAGCTTTGCATAGTATTAATACTTGTTCTAGCCAACCCGTAAAATGCGTTGATGTTGTCTGAAATATATGCATCCGTATATATTTCCTTAGATTCATACCAAGTTTCCTGTTGTGGAATCCGTGCCTCTCTATAAGTATCAAACCCTGGTACATACCCCAAATAAGCTATAAGAGTGGATTCATCTCCATATTCTCCTGTTTCTTCTTGCTGTGTAGTATTTTCATCCTGTTGTTCTTTAATATTCTGAGCAATTATCTGATCGGCTATCTGATCAGCCTCACTAGCCGTCATCACACCTCCAATAGCGGTATCAATTTCGCCTTGCATATCCCTTACCTGAACATCTGCCATAATTACTTGGGGAGAAGCATCTAGCCCAGGTAAAGGAGTTACTACTACTGATACATTACTCACAGTTTGGGTACTACCGCCCATACCACTGGTTGATCCCATATCCTGATTTAAAGTTAAAACTGTATTAGTTTGTACTTGTGCAGTTTGTATTTGATCTGAAATACTTGGAGAATTACTGGTGGAAAATCCACCCCCAGAAGCTGAACTGGCTACTGCCGTTGTGGTTGTGTTACCGCTTGTCGTACCAACACTTGAACTACCACCGCCTGATGAGGAACTACCCCAACCTCTAGTAGTAACTGCGTTACTTGCTGGATTAGATACGCTGTTGGTGGCTGTGGTAATCGTTTGAGCAACTACATTTAATTGAGCAGCAGTTATTCCCCCTTTCCTTTCTTCTTCTTCTTCTTCTAGGATTTCTTCCTCTGCTTCCGCTATTCTTTCTTCTATTTCTTCTACCACTTCTTCTTCCGCCAAAAGTTCTTCTCTAAATTCTTCTTCTTCTACTTGTGCCAATTCTTCTTCATACCATTCATCCAGTTCTTCAATGGTTTCAAATTCTACATAGGCATCTACTTCTTCGTAGTTTGCTATTAAAACTGTTTCATAGAAAATGAAATCATCTAATAATTCTTCACTCGTATTAAAAAATAAAGGATCGTGTTCAAACTCATCATAAGAAACTAGATAAATTTCTTCTGTGTATTCATAAGTTTCTACAAACACATCGTAGATATCCATTTGATAATCTAATTCTTCCCAAGTTTCTAAAGGCGAAGTGTCCCATTCTATCCAACCTTCCTCATTAAATGCTACATCTGTACCATACCATTCATTTACCTGTTCTTGTCCAAATTCTTGTAGGTCTATTTCATACCATTCAGCATCAGTGAAATACATACCAGCATAGGGGTCATCGTCAATCCAAATGTCCTCTACATAGCCGTAATCAGTTGTATCCTCTACATAATAAGTAACTACTGTATCTTGAACATAGCCATTACAAGTCGGAGAATACTGAGCATCTTCATCACATTGTTGGATACGATAAGCCGTATCATAATTCGGACAGGCACTATTGTATAAATCATTTAAGCCACATTGTTGAACTAGATAAGCTACTGCGTAACCAGTACAACTAGAATCATACAACGCACTTAAATCGCATTGTTGCGTTAAATAAGCGGCTGCATAACCAGTGCAATCCGCATTGTATAAAGCACTTAGATCACACTGTTGAGTGAAATAAGCCACCGCATAACCAGAACAGTTGACCGAAGTTAAAGGGACTGTTGCACACAGCGATTGATTGGTGCCATCACCATACAAAGAGCCACCATCTTCCAGTAAAGTATTCACCGCATTACTGCTGGAGTTCCAGTCGTAGCTAACACAGGTTCCAACTATGTTAGTAGTTCCTGTGTTGCACTCATCAAAGAAATGGTAAGTGTAAAGCTGTGAGGTACTGCCCTGTTCCCCTATTAAAACATCATGGCTAATAATATCCAGTTCGCCATAGCGATACTCATAAGTGTCATTGGGATATAACCAGACTTCTATACTATTATCAGAATTAGCCCGATTGTATTCCCTCATGTTATACCAGCCAAAAATGGTATAGTCCTCAAAGGCTTTGGCTTTCATAGCTGAACCACCATCTTTTATCAGGTCAGTCCAAAACACAAATAAAGTATTAGTGTATTGAGGTAGTGGATCGGGGGTGTAATCCCCACAATAACTGCCTGTCAGATTAAAGTGCAGACAACCATTGGTAGCCATTCTCGCTTGGGTATAGTCATTACCATAAAAGGTAAAGGTAAAACCTAAGTCAAAGGCTCCCGAAACTGAATCATCATTTGAACCCAATCCTGTAGAACCCGATGAATTGGTTTGTAAATCGTATAAATCTTGGTTAGCTTCATAAATGTAATCAGCTTTGATATTAAGGGCTGCGAATAAAGCCGAAATCCCCAAAACCACCATGCCCAATATGACATACCATTCTACTTTATATTCTGGGTCTGATTTCTTAACTCGCATTATTCCATTCATTGACACAAGTAGCTCTGCCTTTTTTGAGTCCGTCTAAATTCCCAGCAACGTGCTTAGTATCTTTACATTTCTTGATAAACTGCTTTCTCTTTATATCGTAATCAGGTCTGTCGGTTCTGTTTGCTTTCCAACTCTGTGTCGCTTCCTTGCCAATTTTACCCATGTATGGACAGGGAGTTCCTGCCATTTCCATCGCTGCGAACACTCTTTCATCTTGGCAAAGAATAGATACCGCAGCTACTTTCATGCCCATATCGTAGATGTATTTACTCAGCTTCAACCTTTCACAGTTCTCATCCCTTATGGTTCTACCGCCTGATATACCAAAGACCTGACCTTGAAAAGCACCTGACCTTCCAGTCGTACATAAGTCTTGTGAATAAGACATGATACTGGGAGCAATCGCAGAAGCAGGGGGAGCCTTACTGGTTATTTCTTGCTTAATCGTTTGCGTGGTATTGGATTCGTTAATATTTCGATTCGTGTTATCGCTGACACTATTGTTGTTATTCGTATTGGTGTTATCAGTTTCTACCTTTGAATCAGATGTGGATTGATTCACATTGGTATTGGTATTGGTATTGGTGTTATCTGAGGTACTGGTGTTCGTATTATTATTGGTATTACTGCTGGTACTATTATTCGTATTCGTATTATTTGTGGTACTCGTATTATTTGAATTAACTGTGCTGTTAACTGTGCTGTTATTGGTAGATGTATTTACATTTGTGTTGTTGTTACTTGAGGTTGAGGTATTTACATTTGTATTTGTATTATTTGTTCCACCTGATGCAACATTATTATTTGTAGCTGTACTCGTAGTGGTCGCAGTAGATGTGTTCACATTGGTATTGACGTTGCTGTTGGTATTCACATTGGTATTTGAGTTGGTAGCTGTAGATGTAGATGTAGATGTGTTGGTGTTGTTATTCGTATTTGTGGCTGTACTGGTTGAGGTATTGGTATTAGTATTGGTATTGGTATTGGTATTATTTGTGGTCGTATTGTTAGTTGTGTCTAACGAATTTTGTTCACAAAACTCAGTACCAGCAGTACAGTCAGGGTTTTCAGGTTCATTTTCTGCGGCTCTTAAAGCTACAGAAGCAAGAAGCCCTACAAATATCCATACTGCCGAAAAAAGCAACCACTTTGCTTTCATTGATCTTCACCTTCTGCTCCTCTTAATTATTATTTCTTTTTCGATTTATCTTTGGCTTTACCAACATTTAAAGCACAAACATCAATGATCTTGTATAGTTTTCCTATCCATTTATCATCTTTGGGTGTAGGTGTAATAGCGGCTATTGCTGACGCAATAAACACTATTGCACTTATTATTAATGCAATCATTATTAACATAATTCTCTCCCTATGGTTTAAAGATTCCCTGCTCGATCAGTCTTTCTCTGTTTTTTAAATGAAGCTCTGCCACTTCTTTCTTATTCTGGGCTGAGTATGGAACGGCATGATAACACTCGATTATATCCTCATTAACATTCACATCATTCACCCAAATTTCTGCTAAAGCCCTGCCAAATTTTCCTTTTGATTTTTTAAAAGTCTTAATGACTATTTTCTTTTTTTCGTGTTCTTGACTTAACCAATTCTTTAAGAATTCCTTCGCAAGTTTCCCCCTCGCCTTTTCATCCAAATCTCTTGTGCGGCATTCAGGGGTATCAATACCAGCCAACCTAACACGAACAGCATGAAGGACATTGAAGCCAAGATTAAGAACAATATCCACAGTGTCACCATCAACGACCTTTTTAATTTCCTGACACTTATACTCATACATTACTTCTTCTCTTCACCCTTAAAACTCTTTGATGAACCGCTAGTTCCTGCGTAGAGTCCAAACCAGGCAGCTCCTGCACCTACTACAATTGAGATTAAACCAGATTGCTCAAATGAGGGTTCTGGTAAATCCATGAACCACATCACTGTGTAATACAGTAAAAAGATATAGACAGTTAAAAAAGCTCTAGGGAATATACGCCAACTATCAACGGCTTGAGCTAAGAATATCCATTTCTGGTGAGGGTTTTTCATACCTTCATCTTCCAGTTCCCTAATTCTGTCTTTTAATGCGGATTTTTCCTGCAATAACTCCATGAACTTATTAAGGTCAATTTCCACCTCATTTCTGTCCATGTCTCCAGAGAATCTTTCTCTTTCACTCATTTTAAAAACTCCAAATAAGCAGTAAAGCCTAAGAACATGGTATATAAGCCAAATATTAACTTATCTACCTTGTCAAAGCGTTTGCTTCCTGCTTCCAATCTTTTCTCTATATTGTCATAACGTATAGCACAAATATCTTCATGTGCTTTAAGTTTTATTTCCATTTTTTCAGTCTTTTCCATTTACCTTAAACCCTTTAAACCATGAAGGTAAACCCAAGAATGGTCTGGCATCAAACTTATTTTCTTCGGCATCCTCTCCATTCGCATCGTTATAATGTAAAAATAGTTGCCCACAACTCTCGCCTTCAAACTTTTCTCGCCAATGTTCCACTTCACAACCACGATATATCAGCATATCACCCACTCCTAACTCTATTTCCTTACCTTTAGATTTGCTGGGTTTATATTCATCCTTCTCATATCCTCCTTTAGAAGCATCAGGTTCTAAAAAGATAGACCAAGGATCACCGCCTAAATTTAAGGTAGTGGAGATTTCGCAACTGTACCGATCTTTGTGTCGCTCCAACACATCACCTTTTTTGTAAAGTCGGACATAACTATAAGTGGGATTTAACTTAACCCCTTCTTCTATCTCCATGCGTGGATGTACTTTTTCCAGTAAAGTTTCCATAACCAAATCACTATAACAACTAAAAGTATTAGGAACTTGGATGTCATTCCACCTTCCCCAATCCATATTAAACTGGGAAATATAACGAGCATCATAAAGTAATCGAACTACTTTCTTTTTATTGCATAAATAGTCATAACAAAATTCTGCCACTTCTTTTGATATTGCTCTTTTAATAACTTTATACATAAGGCTGTCCCAGATTCCAACAAACCAGAGAATGCCTTATTCCTTTAGTAACTGGTTTAACCCGATGCCATACAAAAGAAGGAAATACAATCAAACTACCTTTCGGTCTTATTTCTTCACAAATTGTAGGTTGTTTATTTCCATCTCCATCATGGAAAGCAAACTCCATATCTCCGCCTTCGTATTCTTCTGGGTCAGTTAAACAAAGAGTCATAGATAACTTTCTGATTTTGCCATTTATATTAAAATTATCTGGTTCATCAAAAGGAAGTTCACTACTGTCGGAGTGCCAATCGTAATACTGTCCTTTTTTATATTCAGTAAATTGGCAAGACTCTGACCAATCCCATTGAAAGTTCCAGTTAGCCTTCTCATTAGCCATGTGTATAAAAGGATGAATTTCACTATATATCCATTGTTCTTGTAGCCAAACAACGTCTGATTTCCTTCTTTTTTGAATATTTTTTACTTCTTCTTTAGAAGGGGGTTTTGGATTTTCCCCTCTTCCCGTAAGACCTGTTTTTTTCTCTCTGGAATTACCATACTCTAATATTTCATCACAGATTTTATGGGGTATTGCAGAGGCAAAGTACCAATAATAATATTGTAAATTCAAAAGAAGCTATCTCCAATTTCCTTCCACTGTCTGTTTAAAAACTTGTTTATATCCCCACATACCACCAGCAGACCAATTTCCATCAGGCTCACTTATTATAACGATACCAGAACCACCTGCACCACTGAAGGGACCCGATGGAGTACCAGAAGGATCATAAGAAGCACCACCACCTCCTCCGCCTGTGTTTGCAGTTCCCGAAGTGGCTGAGGTCGTGGTCCATGAAGCAGTTCCGTAAGTACTAGTCATGTTACCACCAGCTCCGCCACCGCCAGTACCACCAACACCAGCACCTAAACTCCATACTGACATTCCTCCACAACCTCCGCCTCCTGCGTAGGTTACATCTGAACCAGAAATAGTATTAGGTGTTCCAGCACCACCTGAAGCTCCACTGTACACTGGTCCTGCTACTTGACCTACTGTTCCTGCAGCACCAGCTCCACCACCACCACCAGTAACAGCACCAATAAGACTACCACCACCAGGATTTCCTTGAGGGGGACTTACAGGAGGGGTATTACCAATTCCACCTGCGTTAAGACCAGGAGTTGTTGGGGGAGAACTTCCAACTCCTCCACCACAACCTCCAGGTTGTCCATCTTCATAATCTGAACCACCACCACCTCCAGCCGAAGTTATAGGAGCAGGTGTTGCCATAACTGAATTAGAACCACTGGTTCCATCTTGATAATAACGTACTGCAGCACCACCAGCACCTACTGTAATAGGATAATCTGAACCAGCCTCGACAGGACTGCTTGTGCCTACTCTATAGCCACCAGCTCCGCCTCCGCCACCACTATAATATGCTCCAGCACCCGAAGCACCTCCAGCGACTACTAAATAATCTATGGCAGGTACAGCAGCCGTAAATGTTCCAGATGAAGTAAAAGTAGTAATTTTATCTGATAAAACTGCTGTGTATTGTGAACCTATTAATCTACTCATACCCAATTCCCATCTGTTACATAAGTATAAACATCATATATGTTCCACACTCCACTTGCTACACCACCATCTGGATCATTGTCTACACCTATTATTCCGCCATTAGAAAGACCCATAATTACCTCCTATAAAGATACCCAATTTAAAGCCGAAGCATCCCATCTATATTTAGTTTCACCCGCATTTGGAGAGGTAAAAGTGCTTCCTATCCATCTAAGATTATCTTCATCCCATGTAATAAAAACTGATAAATCACCTATTTCTGTGTCATTAGGAAAAGTAACAGGAGCTACCCAATCATCACTACTATTTAAAGTCCAAGAAGTATAAGGTTTTAGGCTAATAAATTTATCCTTCGCTGCATCGTAAGTGAATCCAATACCAGCGTATTGTTTTCTAAAACTGTTGTTGTAAGAAGTCTGCTTCCAAGAATCTCCGCCTGAACTAAAGGGAACTAAAGATTCTACAAAATCTTCTGCTGCTGTTGACTCATCTCCGCCATGTGCAGTTACATCTTCATTAGATATAACAACTATTTGTAACACCACACTGCTTGAATTTAATTCCGCAAAGTAAGCCATAATTATTTCTCCTATGCGTCATTAAGTATTTCATACGAAATCGTGTAAGTTAAGTCACCATTAGCACTTGCTCCGCCTTCGATTAAATCACCTTCCTCTAAATACAATCCCCAGTTCTTGTCAACAAGAACTAGCGTTGCATCAGC